TATATAAAGCCCGTTATGACGATGCAATGACAGAACTTAAACAATTAGGTGATGGCAAGAACCGTCAAGACGCCTACAGAAGTGGACAAGTAAGGTACCCAGTAAGATGAACGTACAAGGACTAGGCGAATCCAACGGGATTCAAGTGGCTACTAAAGACTTTGGTGGATTTACTACAGAGGAAGTTGCTGAACGGGCGCTAGACAAGATTATTCAGGTAGGAGATCAATCCCACCCTTTGGTTCGAGATCAAGCATTGGCTTTTCGCAATCATATTCGTGGTGTGTTGGTTTTTTATATGAATGAAGCAGTAAAATTTGATCGTGTAACCTTAGCCCATAAACTAAGAGAAGCGGGTCATCCTGAATTAATTAAACTTTTAGAGGAGTAAATCATGGCTTTTACAGGTAACTTCATGTGTACCAGCTTCAAGGTAGAGCTGATGCGAGCAGTTCATAACTTTACAACTAGCACTGGTAACACGTTTAAACTGGCTCTATATGACAACTCAGCATCTTTTACAGCGGCGACTACAGCGTATACAGCCACAAACGAAGTAGCTGCTTCTGGTACTTATTCTGCTGGTGGCGGGACTTTAACCAACGTTACCCCTACTTCTTCTGGAACTACAGCGTTTACTGACTTTGCGGACTTATCGTTTACTACGGCTACCATTACAGCCTTTGGCGCAATGATTTATAACGACTCAGCTGCTGGTGATCCTTCTGTTTGTATTCTAGACTTTGGCGGTGCTAAAACCTCTACCGCTGGTACATTTACGATTGTGTTCCCAACGGCAGACGCAAGCAACGCTATTATCCGCATCGCTTAAGGATAAGACGGTGTGGCTAATGTCATTGTTCCATTAGGAGGCTGGTCTAGCCAAGGTTGGGGCGATGCTGCTTGGGGTCAAGGAAGCGTATCGGTATCAGCTACAGGTTCGGTAGGTACAGTTACCGTAATAACAACAGCATTTATTGTAGTTAATGTAACTGGTGTATCTGGGACTGGGCAAGTAGGTGTAACAACTGTAACCGCAGAAGCAAGCACTAATGTTACAGGTCTGCAAGCAACAAATAGTGTTGGTGTTGTAACAGTTCAAGAAGGAACAGACGTATCGGTTACAGGTGTTTTTGGGTCTGGGCAAATTGGGGTTGTTGATGTTCCAGTTGTTGTATTTGTAACAGGGCTTCAGGCAACTGGCTCAACTAGTCAAGTAACGGTAAATGCAACAGCAAATGTTAGTGTTACAGGTGTACAGTCAGTAGGGCAGGTTGGAACGGTGTCTTTCTGGTTAGAAATTAATACTAGTCAAACCCCGAATTGGATACCTATAAATGACTCGCAAACAGGCACTTGGAATGATATTATTGACGTACAAACGCCCAACTGGGCATGAATAGCGTAAGGACATTATGGCTTCTACATACAGTGACTTAAAAATAGAGCTAATTGGTACAGGCGACCAGACAGGCACATGGGGAACCACTACCAATAACAACTTCTCTGTTGCAATTGGCGAGGCAATTACAGGATCGGCTGATGTTGCGTTTTCTAGTGCAGACGTTACCGTAACCCTAACTGATACTAATTCTGCTCAGACCGCCCGTAATCTGCGTTTAAACCTCACAGGCACTTCGGGTGGCGCACGGAATTTAATCCTTGGTTCAGGTTGCCAGATTGAGAAATTATACTTAATAAACAACGGGTTAGCTGATGCGGTTACGGTTAAGAACACGTCAGGTACAGGCATAGCTGTTCCTGCTGGTAAGTCGATGTTTGTCTATAACAACGGCACAAACGTAGTTGAAGCGGTTACTGCATCAGTTACTCCGTTTGCTGTAGCTTCTGGTGGTACAGGACTTGCTACTCTTACAGCAAATAATGTGTTGTTAGGTAATGGTACAAGTAACGTAACTTTTGTAGCACCTAGCACTAACGGTAATGTTTTGACTTCAAATGGCACAACGTGGACTTCTGCCGCTGCTTCTGGATTTCCTTCTGGCACAGTGATGTTGTTTGCACAGACAACTGCGCCGACTGGGTTTACTAAAAATACAACAACTGGCGACAACTCAGCCTTGCGTGTCACAACAGGCGCAGCAAGCACAGGTGGATCGGTAGCATTTACTACAGCATTTGCAAGTCAAACTCCAAGTGGTTCGGTGTCGGTTACGGGTGGTTCAGTTGGTAACACAACTCTTGGTATACCTGAGATTCCTAGCCATACTCATGTATTGTTTGGTCGTTCTGGTCCAGGTGGGACACAGGGTACCGACAACCGTGATAGTTCTCCCACTTCCAACAGCGCAACAGGTGCTACAGGCGGTGGCGGGGCGCATAATCACCCATTTTCTGGTCAATCAGCGACATTTAGTGGTAGTGCAATTAATCTTGCAGTTCAATACATTGACGTTATCCGTGCAACTAAGGATTAACCATGACTGTATTAAAAAACGGATCTTTTTGCCCTCTTATTAAAAAAGATTGTGTAGGTCTTACTTGTGCTTGGTATACCCGTGTGCAAGGCTATGATATGAATAGCGGCAATCAAGTAGACAACTACGAGTGCGCAATATCGTGGCTGCCAATGCTGCTTATTGAAAATTCAGGACAGCAAAGGCAAACTGGTGCCGCCGTTGAATCGTTTAGAAATGAAATGGTAAAAGCTAATGAAGTAAATACCCAACTAATTTTAGCGGCTTCTGAACCGCAACAACCCAAATTAATTAGGAGTAGAAAATGAAATTAACTATTATCCCTACTGATGGCGCAGTTGGTGAAGACGGCAAATTTTACCTTGAACTTGATTTAAGTTCTTGTGGAATACCATCCAATGTTCACGCTTTACAATGGCAAGATACTGCTGGGGAGATTGAATACGACACCACCATACCTAATGAAATTATTACTGAGCTACCAGCTTGGGCAAATTGCTGCATGACAAAATGGACTGAGGCTAATACTCCAGTGCCACCAGCACCACCAACAGCGGCACAAAATAAAACAACCGCAGTAAATAAATTACAGGCAACTGATTGGACAACTATTCCTGATGTTGGCGATCCAACAAAAAGTAATCCTTATTTAAGTAACGTTCAAGACTTTGTTACTTATCGTAATGCTGTGCGTCAGTATGCAATTAATCCTGTAGCTGGTGATATTAACTGGCCCGCACTACCACAAGAAGTTTGGACGACAGTTTAAGGAAAATTAAATGACTATTGAAGTAAAACTAGGGTGCGTGTCTAATTTGTACAGCCGTATGATGCATTTTAAAAATATTGGAGATACCGAGCATACACATACACACTCATTCGATCATTTAACTTTATTAGCTGCTGGTTCTGTCAAATGCGTTGTTAATGACAAGGAAACTATTTTTAAAGCCCCGCACATGATTTTTATTAAAAAAGATGCGGAACACGCCTTTACTGCGCTTGAAGATAATACTGTAGCGTACTGTATTCACGCTATGCGTATAGGGGAAAGAATAGAAGATATTGTAGACCCAAGCATGATTCCTGAAGGCGTATCAGTTCCTTATGAGGTATGTCATTGGTGGAGTTCAGCTGAAAACTATAATGGTCAAAATTTAAAGGTCGTAGAAAATATGCCTACACAGCCATCTGGCGTATTAAAAAAGACAATAATAAAATGAATGTAATAAAAGACTACATTGTAGTAATTGAAAACGCAATTACAGATGGGTTATGTGATGTTATTCTTGCTGAGTATGCAGCAGCAGATGATTGGGTTTCAGCAACAACAGCCGATGGTAAAACTGATGCAGAAAGACAGTGTTCAACTGTTGGCATTTCCTTTGATAGCATAATTCAAAAGAACCCAACAGTACGTGGCAACATAGACAAGTATTTGTTTACAACAGCATCTGGTGCTATTAGTAAGTACAACGCCCAATTTCCATTATGTGCTATACAACAAGATTCTGGATACGATTTACTTAGATACAAAGCTAGGCAGCATTACAAACAACATACGGATTCGTTTAAAGATCGCCCTCGTGCAGTGTCGTGCTCATTTATTTTAAATGATGACTAT